AAAGCACCAGACGCACTTAAACACCCAACACGGGTAGCAGCAATCATTCCCATACAAGTGCATGTGGTAAAAGCGCGAGATCAGAAACGAGTGGAGATAAAAGATCCAAGCGGTGTGAACAGCGAAATTTGGTCTTATGTTCCAGAGTTGTTTGAGGCCCGCATCCGTCGCGGAGATAAACCAGGTGATTGCTGGGAATGGCTTGGGGCATCACATCGACAGTCGTATGGAATGTTCCCCGTTGTGAGCAACAGGCTTGGGTTGTCAAAGAAAGGTAATCCGCGAGGGCAGATGATGAATGCACAGCGATTGGCAGTTGCGATAAAACTTGGTCGCCCGTTGCGTGGTAATGCTGAACAGGTGTTTGCCACGTGCCACAATCCACGTTGCACTAATCCAGATCACCTACAAGTTGGTAGCCGACATGACGCATGTCAAAACGCACCATCCCGCACGTGGAACTTTAGCGAATACAGAGCAAAATACGACACTGAGTATTACACCCGTTATGTCTACACTACTCGTTATGATTACATTGCTGCTGAGTTTGGTATCAAGAACGAACAAGCATCGCACTTAAAGGGTGTGACTAAAGCTCGAGTTGATGCGATACGTGAAGCAGGTGGGAACGACGATTACCCGTTTAACATTACACCTTCGTATGTGAAGAAGTATCCTCTAAAGTAGAGGTGCTGGATGTGTATCGCTGTAACGGCGAGTGCGATCACTAAACGACTCAACCATTAGCCTGTCGTGGTAGTCTATGTGCGATAAAAACATGTTGATGATAAAGTTGATGTATTCAGGTGAATGGTTCTGATGTAGTGAGTCTATAGACTTTATGTGAACAAGGTTCTCGTGGTTATGTGAGATAGCATACTTATACTTGTTCTCGCACATCAACCTGTTCTCTGTAGCCACATGCGTTATTGTATGCTCTACAATAAAGTCAATAATCCTATCCATTTCCTCATCAGTAGCACTTGAGGTGAGTGCCTTATCCATCAGATCACATAGAGCAGTATAGAGTTCAAGATGCTGCTGATCTATTAAAAGATGGTTTAACAAATAATGTGAGAAGGCATCTTTCATAATAGATTCTTGGAAATCAGCAAAAGGTATGTGTTGCTGTATCATAGATACTTACTGCCTTTATTAGCGACTGAACCAAGCGATAATGCTATCGTGGAACAACTCAAGAAATACAAACAGTGATGATGCAATGGAAGTTATTACAGTAAGAGCAGTTCGTAGTCTGATTACTTCCTCTTTTCTTATCACTAACTCTACTTTAAGTGGTTCTATCTTGGCATCAATCAACTTCTCAATAGATAAGGTTGAACTGTCGTTAAATGAGTTCAACTTAGCCAACATAGCCTGCGTTTCGTTCAGCACTAACTCAATACGTGCTAATACACGGTCAACATTTAGAGACTTCTCTCGCAGTGTCGCTACTTCTATGACCATTCCGTTAAGTCGACGCTCTGACTCCGCCAAGTAAGACTCAGAGTAGTGGTATCCGCGACGGTCGTTTGCTTCGTGGTTGTTATCTGCTGCCATCACTTGTGTCTCCCAATAACTCTATTTATTAGTATGAGAACACGTATACAGTGCCGTTGCCACCAGCACCACCTACACCACCAACGGCTAAACCAGATGGATTTTGACTGCCATTACCGCCAGCACCGCCACCACCACCGCCTTGTCCACCAGGACCACCAGCACCACCAGCATAAGCAGTTCCGGAAGTATTACCACCGCCACCACCGCCACCACCCCAGCCACCATTAAGTGACGTTCCAGCCGCGCCTGCCCCGCCCGTATTACCAACAGCATTAGTAACTACTGCTCCACCTGTACCACCACTTCCAGCAGAGTAGTTTATAGGTAAGCTTCTACCTCCAGATGAACCAGCATTACTAGCATTACCACCGCCACCACCGCCACCACCCCCAAACATTGATCCTCCACCACTAAACCCGCCTCCTCCTCCACCAGCACCACCAAACTCACCACAGGACATTTGGGCTGAGTATGTAGATCCGCTTCCTACTGCACCACAATAACCAATAGCGCCGTAACCAGATGTTGGTGCACCAGATTTTGGCCATCCACCTATACCACCTAGTCCTTGAGAAACACCTGCACCGCCTGCACCCGCGCTTCCACCACCACCACCACCACCAGAATCAACGTTGTTTAACCCAGAAGCACCACCACCACCACCACACGCATAAAGATAAGTGCCAAACGTTGAGGTTCCACCAGCATTACCAACAGCACCAGAAGCACCACCAGTACCACCAGCACCAGCAGTAACAGATACGGTACTACCCAAATCAGCAGCATTAAATGTTGCTGTATTAAACGAGCCACCACCACCACCACCAGATCTACCTGTATAGTTTTGTGCTGCTGACATAGGTTGTCCACCAGCACCACCACCGCCAGGACCCCACATCTTGACAATAACGGTTGTAACACCAGATGGTTTGATCCAGTTACTCGTACCTGATGTAAAGACTTGAACATTACCTGTGCTACCACCACCGCCTGATGATCCATTAGCAGCGGAAGTAATACGTCCATCTGCACCTACTGTTATGTTTGCGTTAGTGTATGAACCAGAAGTAACGGTTGTATTTGCTAATACGGTCGTAATGTTGCCAGTACCACTACCTGTAATCGCACCAGTAAGCGTAATGGTTTGATCACCTGTATTAGAGCCAGATAATGTGGTGATACCAAGTTTAGATTTAACTGTAGTCGTCGTTTCATCACCCGTATTAGAGCCAGATAAGTTAGCAGCGGTTATGTTACCAGATAGAACAACCGTGTTAGCCAAGTCAATAGTTAGTCCTGCTGCTGGATGTGATACGACGATGTTATTGCTTGTACCAGAAGTTACTGAATCAATAAACGAATACCACGATGCGGTTGTGTCTGCTACTAAACCAACATTTTGCCCAACTGGGATAGATACTGCTACGTTTTGTGTGTTACCATCTATTGCTGCTGATGTAGCGGGATAGACTTTAAGTGGGTTAGTGCCATTATTGATGATGTAGTGAACTTCACCCGCCGTTGCTGGCACAGGCAATCTTACACCTTGACCACTACCTACAGAGGTGACATTAGTGACTGTCTTTGACAATAGTTGTGCGGTTGATTGGGTTGTACCTGCTGCGCTAATAGTCTCTACTGATGTAGATAACTTACCGCTTACATACAAGTCAGTACCTACCCATACAGATTTAGCGATTGACGCACCGCCTGATGACATAAATGAGCCAGTATTACCCAAGAAGTTAGTAGCATCAAGAGTAGAGGTTGACTGAATCCAGTTTGAACTTGACAGGTAAGTAAAGTAACCTGTTGACTTCGTAGTAGCACCTATAGTTGCGCCATTGATCGTACCACCTGTTATAGCAGCATTAGCATTTAGTGTATAAGTAGATAGATCTTGATCGCCTGTATTGCTACCAGATAAGGTCGTAATACCAAGTTTCGTCTTGATCGTAGCAGTTGTTTCATCACCTGTATTAGTGCCAGAAGCAGAACCAGTTCCGCTTGCGTATGTACCTGCTACTTGAGCACCTACTTCGCTGTAAGTGTAGGTTGGCTTAGTGGCTGCTTTAGCCCACGCATACACGTCTGACGCAGGTAATGTAGTTGGTATTGTTTGATCACCTGTATTGCTACCAGATAAGGTCGTAATACCAAGTTTCGTCTTGATTGTGGATGTTGTTTCATCACCTGTATTAGTACCGCTTGCTGATCCAGTACCTGATGCGTATGTGCCTGCTACCTGCGCACCTACCTCGCTGTATGTATAAGTTGGTTTAGTTGCGGCTTTTGCCCACGCATAAACATCACTTGCTGGTAGTGTCGTTGGTATTGTCTGATCGCCTGTATTAGTTCCAGACAGATTTGAACCAGATACGATACCTGTTGTCTCTATGTTACCTGCGAAAGTGACATTAGAGATAGAGCCACCAGTAATAGCGACATTGGTTTGATCAAATGTTACGGTAGATGAGATTACGTCGCCTGTAATGTCAATGCCAGTGCCCGCTGTGTATGTAGTGCCACCTCCACCTCCTGCTCCTAAAGTAACACCATTAGCGATAACATTGCCTGTAACCGTTAGTTCTCCAAAGATTTTTGCTGCTGTGGTGCTGCTATTACCAATCGTAGTTGTATTACTTGCACCAAGCACAGCCGCATCACCAATCGCTATTGCGTTAGTTACGGTTGAGTCAGATGCGGTAATGTAAGCACCAAGTAGCGTATTATTAGTACCTGTCTTTAGAGAAGTTGCTTCTGTAACTGCTCCGCAGAACGCACCAACCAACGTATTACGATTACCTGGTCCTGTGTTCTGCACACCTACAACCATTACTGTGCCAGTCCCACTACCTGCACCTGTAGCGGTAAAGATGGTATCTACTGTGTTAGATGCAGAGCCAATAGCGGTAAAAGATGTATTACCAGGAGTTACGATAGAGTATTTGGTTCCTGCTACACAAGATGTCGCTGGTATAGTGGAGATGTATTGCCCCGCATTATGCCCAATAGCAACACCATAACTCGCACCGCTTGAGTATTGCCAAGTTCCAGTACCAATCGCAACAGTGTATAAACCATTCGCGTAGTATCCTGCTCCCTGACCAACTGCGGTAAAAAATGATGGCCAAGTATTACCGTTAGTATTTCCGTTTAACGCACCTCTACCTATCGCTACATTACGTTGGCCTGCTATAACGTTTTGCATCGCGGTGTGTCCAATAGCAGTATTTCTATCTGCACCTGCACCACTTGGTGCCGCTGTGCCCGTACCGCTACCTACTCCACTTGCCGTAAAAGTAGTCCCTACATTATTGTTTGCCGCTCCAATGCTCGTAAACGATGTGTCACCAGCAGAAACAATCTTATACACGATACCTGGGATGAATGATCCTGCTGTAACTTGTTTACCAAGGTTATTAAGTGCATAAGCACCAACTGCGGTCTCGTTCGTCCCGTATACATTAAATGCTAAAGCGTAAAATCCTATGCCTGTATTAGTGTTGGGGGTTGTTTGCGAGCCCAATGTGTTAGCACCTACAGCAGTATTAAAACCGCCTGTAGAGTTGGAATTAAGAGCATAGGCCCCCATTGCCATGTTGTTTGTGCCAGATGATAGATTAGCCAACGCTCCTAAGCCAAATGCTATTGAAGAACTGTCTGAAGACTTTATACCCAATACTGCGCCATCAACTGTTATAGATGTTAGAGCGACATTAGATGCTGTGCCACCAGTAATAGCGACGTTTGCTTGGTCAATACCTGTCGTCGCTGTGATGACATTACCAGTGACATCAATACCAGTGCCTGCTGTATAAGTTGGTGCTTGTGTAATGGTTGAAGTAATCACATCACCAGTTAAATCAATACCAGTGCCTGCTGTATACGTTACTCCTGGCGCTGTATTGGTGATTACATTACCTGTGATGTCAATACCAGTGCCCGCTGTGTATGTAGTTCCACCGCCACCTCCTGTTGATGAAGCAGGTACACCACCTACCGTAGTTCCATCACCAACCCATAGCAGTTGGGTATCTGTACAGTAAATCAGTTCACCTATTACTGGTGTAAATGTTAGCCTTTCTGCGTCTGTTCCGCGTCGTAGTTGTAATGACATAGTTATTCCTTATTATACAAAAGCACCAAAATCTATTTCAAGTGCTGGGGTCGTGAATGACCCAAAATCTATTGTTACGTTTGGACCAACTACTGTTCCTGTAGTTGTGCCTGTGGCAGAGATAACATTACCTGCTATCGCAATGCCAGTGCCCGCTGTGTAGGTGGTGCCACCACCTATTGGGTTACCATAGCCATCAATAATGGTTCCGTATAGGCGTGTCTGTGTAGTTGAACTATTGCCAATAACGGTTGTATTACTTCCATCACCAACCGCTCCACCGCCAATAACGATTTGATTAGATCCAGTTGATGATGGCCCTACAGTATTTGACCCAAGAAAGAGATTATTATCCCCAGAAATGTGGGCATTAGCACTATAACCAAACCCTGCCTCTGCTCCTATCGCTACGTTATTGCTGCCATCAAGGTTCAAGTTCAACGCATCGTGCCCAATACCAACATTGTTGCCACCAGTTGTATTAGAGGCAAGTACAGATGTTCCAAGTGCGAAGTTTTGTGGACCAGTTGTATTAGCCGCCAATGAGTTACTACCAGCAGCAAAGTTTTCCTGACCAGTAGTATTGTTTTGCAAACAACCAGCACCTATAGCAATGTTAAACATACCTGGAAAATAGCCACCGCTTATTGTTCCTGGAGTATTTTGGAATAAGTTATTTGGGTCACCAATAGAAATGTTATTATTACCAGTAGCGGTTGGGTTAGCCCCACGAGTTATAATAATGCCATTAACAGATAAATCCACTGGTGTAGATAAAGTTACACCAGAAATACTACCACCAGTAATAGCGACATTGGATTGATCAAATGAACTACTTGATCCTGTATTGGTGATTACGTTGCCAGTGATGTCAATGCCAGTGCCTGCTGTGTAGGTTGGACCAGGAGCACCATCTATACCATTCGTCCCGTTAGTACCATTCGTGCCATCAGCACCTGCTGGACCAGTATCGCCAGTTAGCCCTGTGTCGCCTTTATCGCCTTTAGCACCTACTAAAGAAGCAAGCCACTCTACTTCCGTCCCAGTAAACCCATTTGTTACTGCTACTTGGTAAGCACTTAAGCCATCAGCACCGTTCGTACCATTCGTTCCGTTTGTTCCATCTGCTCCCGCAGGTCCTGTAGCACCATCTATTCCGTTCGTTCCATTTGTTCCATTAGTTCCATCTGCACCTGCTGGGCCAGTATCGCCAGTTAGCCCCGTATCGCCCTTGTAGCCGCGTGGTCCAGTAGGTCCAGTGTCACCAGTAGCACCCGTGTCTCCTTTTGGTCCCGTGTCACCTTTTGGTCCAGGTAAACCATCGCCATTACTTAGATTAATTTTGAAATCAGTTTCAGCAGAGCGAACAAGTAAGTTGGTTGGTTCTATCGCTACTTGGTAAACATTTGTTACGTTTACAGAAGATGGTAGAGTGTTACCACTTACATCAGCAATAGCGACATTATACCCATCATTAGATAGGTTAACATTGTAGTGTGAGTCGTTAACTTGAACGACGAATTGAGTATTAGTCTCTGTGACGAGAGTTATGTCTAATGGTAGCGAAGACATAATTAAACTCCATCATTACTGACAAGTATTAAGAATTGTATTTTTTGTATTGACTCACCAGTCGATGCGTTATCCTTAACCGTTAAGTAGCCGGTAAAGATGATTGGCATTTGAGAGTCTGGATCTGCTGGTTCAACTGCTGTAATGATCGTTGGTATGTGGACAAAGCCAATCCCGTTTACTGCGTCAGTTACATAGACATAACTGTCTAAATCAAAGGCAACAGCACCTGCTTTTGTTCCTAACCCGACAATGTTGATACCGTTCTTAGTATCGCTAACGTATGCTGCACTTCGTTCAATGAGTTTAAACTCAAACGTGAAGTTAGTGATGTCGATTGGGAGATTGTTTTTAGTAAACGTAAGAACTTGCTTACGTGCTTCGCCTTGTAGGAGCGATAAACAGAGAACGTTTCTGTCGCCGCCTAATTGAGATTGAGTTTCCTTGGTGATTCGCATACGTTATTACCTCACTAGGTGTATGGTTGTGTGATAGTCACCGAGGTACTTCCCAGCAGCTATCATTTATTTAGCGTATAAAGGCACCTGTTTTGGTCGCAATGTTATACACAAAGTAACTGATAAAGTCACCACCCTGTGTAGGGACATTTGTATTTGTTGTAACTACTGCGGTTGACGATGCTAACTCTACGTGTTGTGTCGCAGTTGGGTTAATAATAGCAAAGTCTGAAATGACCATAGTCCCACCGCTGTAAAAGTCTCCTTTTACGTTAACCATTGCACCAGGTGCGTTAGGTGTTCCCATGTACCAAAATGCTCTCAACTCAACTACGATGTCAACAGTTGCAGGGTAAGCAGCAAGTAAATTTCCTAAATTAATAACTACTGCCTCAGCACCAACACCAGTATTATCACCACCCCACTCAATGTATGGTGATGTTGAACCAGATGGCCACTTAGTCTGCTGGCTCCACCCTAAACAGTCAGCAGTTAAATCGTTTTGCCCAACATTTGGTGTTACTATTCTTGCACGTATGTCCAAGTCTAAACCACTTGAAAATTGGTATGTAATAACTACGTTATCAGGTGGAGTAGTTAGTTGTGTCTTACCACCCCCACCTGAGTAGTTTATTTGGTAGTGTCCAGTCGATGGTTGAGCTACAGTTATACCAGCAGCAATTGCACTCGCACTAGCTGACACTGTATTTGCCATACCTTGACCAGTTAAATAGTCCCAAACAGACCCTGCTGCTTTAGAGTTAGCCGGTAATGAATTAAGCAATTTAAGTAAGAACGCTGCGGTTGCCATACCACTTATACTACTACCATCGTTATTCGTTACTTTAGATGCGTCTGTTACAGCACCTGGTACTAAAACTGGTGAGTATGTATTTGCATCTGATGGCAGAGAGAACTCAGATACACCATCTTTGTTTATTGCGCGACATTTAGCAACAAATGTACTTGACGATACAGTATCAACAGTTACTGATACTGCCGTGTTAAGAGGGAAAGTCAATGCTCCGGCTGGTTGAGTTCTAAGTAGTGTGTATAATCTATCTGCTTCAGACATGGATACATCTGGTGATGTCCAAAACTCTAAACTTTCCGCCAACCCCGTTACCACAGAGGTAGTAATAGTTACGGATGGTTGTGCTCCGAACTCTACCTTAGTAATCGTTGGTTTAGTTGGTGCTTGCAGTGACGATAACGGAGTAATGCCATCGCTATCCGTTCTGATGTAACGAGATAGGTTTGATTCGTTGTACACAGATGCATCGTATTCTAAAGCAGTAATGTTTATCTCGATGTTGCCGTTATCAAGATCTGCTTCACTAACAGTTATTACGCGAAATAGTTTACTGCTAAATCCAAGAGTTGCGTTTGTAACATCAATCAAGTCACCCGCTTTTACACCTATCTTGCTAAAGTCGGTTGTGAAAGAAATTACTTTATCAACCCGTGATTGTTTTAATTCTATGAATGATAATAGCTGTGCTTGAACTGGATTGGTAACTACTTGATAGTTCAAGTTCAAAACATTTTCATACTCATTTGCTAACCTCTCCCCAGATGGAATACTAAGTTGAATAAAGTCTGTCTTACCCTTCAAGTCCTCATGTGGGTATACGACCTTAACTGTGTTATAGATCTTATCAAGTGGTGTAAGTGTTAATTTTATTGGTCCGATAATGTTGTCATCGTTAAACGATTGATAAGATGTGCCCGCCTTGTTTATAACTACAGCAAATTTACCTTCGTGTGTATCGTATGTAATCCAACAACCGCAGGCTGATGCTAGTATTGACAAGTTATCAAGAACTGATCTGCTTGTATCAATAGCGCCGTTAATTGTGTATCTATTTTCTAAGTATGAAATTCCCATTTTAATCCTTTAAGTTGCAGTTGATACTCGACGAATAAATTTACCGTAAATCCCAGTTGGGTTTGACCAAGACAGTGTTGGGTATGTTGCAGCGTAAACTGGGTCCGGGGGGTCAGTATTAAAAAATGACCAAGGTTGAGAATTTGAACTCATTGTATGGCTTACTAGATTCCAGTAAGCCATCTGCATACCTCCTGAATAACTTACAGAGCTTGTAGCTATCATGTACCCCAAATTTTGACGTGTAGTTTCATTTGGTATAGTAAGTAACATAAGCTTCGCTTCTTCAAGCGATGGTATGTACCAGTCTGAGTACCCGCTAACAGTAGTATTTTTTAAGTAGTTGAAAACATTCCTAACTGCTGGCACAAAATTCGTTAATTCAAAACTTCTCGAATTAGTATAACCATCAGTTAAACTGTATGTCTGAATTGGTCTATTATTACTAAGGTCCATGTTATACCATAGTGGAGTTTGCCAGTCAAACGATGCTAAACTAGTGCTTATAGGTAATCTTGAAATTAAATAGTAACCGTTGTACGTTGCGAAGTAATAGCCTCCATTCCAAAAGTCACCAACTGCGACATTAGTTATTGTAACTCCAATAGCTACATTAGTTGCTAACACTTTAGTATCTGGGCTTGTTCTTGTTAGTGAAAACTTTAGTGCCCCAGTACCTGCTGTTACTGCCTTAAAATAGTTTGCTGTATTTGATAAAGCAGAATTAATCGTCGCTGAACTACCCGTAAACGTCATTGTATTACCTGTTTGGTAAATGTTGTTCAGATAAAGTTTACCTAACGTAGTAGTAGTAATCGTCAGCGTATAAGTTCTAGCCACACTACCTGCATCGCCAACTATTAACCCAGTAAAGTAAAACTTATCAGTTGGGTGAATAGTAGTATTGACTGGTACTGCGTATGATGCATTAACTAAATTACAAGTGGTGTTAACAAGCATTGTTCCCTGATCATACGTCACTCCGTTAACAACTTTTGACTGAGAATAGTTAACTCCAATCGTTCCTGTGTAGTCACGTATTGGTTCCCAGTAAACATTATACTGGTTAAACGAAGTTGTATCACTCTCAGTAATAACTAACGGCTCGCCCCAATTAGTTACTTGCACTGGATTGGTCCAAGTATTTGGCTTTATTGCCTTATACCATCTAATACCAGTAGCAGCATTACCAACTGTTGGTGTTGGAGTTGTCTGGAAGAAAGTACCAGTAATAGAAGACATTCTTGTGTCCAAGTCTGTACTCATTCCATGCACACCATCGAAGGTTGGTTGTATAGTATCCTCTTGGTAATACAGTCCAAGAGTTACACCCATCTCACCGTGTCTATTCATTGATACTGCTTTTGTGGCTGTGTACTGAGTGCCACCACTAAATGTAGTACCATTATACGTCCCACCAATCTGCATTGTCTCAGTAAACGAGAATGGTGAAACACTCTCAAAGTCTGGAGTTAACCACAAACTAAATGCAGATGCTGATTGCGAGTTAGCAAAGTATTCTGTTAAATTTGCAGGAGCAGAGAAGTTTTTGTAGACCTGAGTGCTTGTAGTGGTCCAAGTATTATCAACAGATAGCACACCAGCAGCAACACTAGTTGATAACACCAATACGTATGCTTCTGTATGGTGTGGTGTTAACGTAGCTAAGTCCATACCAACTGCATTAACTATCGTATCCTCTGCTATTACTACGGATGAAGTACCACCAGTAAATCTCGATTGACCAGTAAAAGCCACAGTTAGTGTAAATGTATCCCACGATACTAAATTACCATCTACGTATTGCTCGTATGTAACGTTTGTGCCAGTATTTGTATCTTTTATTGGGAAAAATCTAAGTGTCGAAAATACAAGATTTACCTGCGCTTGATTTCCAGTATAGGTATACGTTCGAGTATCGTTATCCCAACCCACTGGAGTAGCAAATGATTCACCTAAACCTAAATAACCGTCTGGATTTTCAAGTATAAATTTAATGGTATAAGTAACATCTAAATTCTCTATTATCTGAGGTGGCGTAGTTGGAAACACAAGTGACGGATAGTTCTTAGTAAAAGTCCGTGGTAGACTCATGTTTTGTATTGACAAGTGAGTGTTTCGTAAAGTAAATTCCTGGTTTACTACTGTCACAAGACCACTGCCTGGGTTAGTTAGTGTATAAGTTAGTGTTACTGGTGTGGTTACATAATTATACCCAGGTACGAATCGAACATGGTTAAGAGCATCGTTAACAAAATCCTTACACCCGTGTAATGTCAATGTTTTTGCAGTGTTGTCCCAGGTAATCGTCTGTGGAGTTTCATACGTGCCTGTATAAGTCGCAGACAAAGTTTTAATGAAACCAGAAGTACCTGAAATAACTAGTGTATAATGATAGGTATCAGAACTCGGTGTCTCTACATCTGTTATTTGTGGTACACCAACTATTATTTGTGGTGAATCCTCATCATAAAAAGTGGTAGTAGGTACAGTTATTTCTGGCCAATCTTCTAACGTAACTGTAGTAGTCCAAGATTTTTCAACAGTACCATACTTAACTGTTTGTTGTAACACATACGTACCCGTTACATCTTTTCCTGTTCCGATCCTAGTTAGTTTAAGATAGTCCCACAGTTGTTTTGAATAGATACCTGTTATTGAATACTTCGTAGCAGTTAACACTCCGGACGTAAGAATTTCTGTGGTAGTCATTGTAAAAATGTCAAAGCCAGCATACGGAATAACAGCGGAAAATGAACTTGGGAAATACGGCACTATTATTTCATAAGTAAAATCAGACGGTACTGATTGCATGTACGTTACATCAATCCCCATAGGGATAATAAATGTACTTCCTTCTGGTATAGTTAACGTCTGGTTAGATGGTGTGCTGCTAGAAAACGTTACAACCGTTGGTCTATCATCCTGGTATTGTACGCTAGTTGATCCGTAATTATTTAATTCGCTAAGTGAGTTCATCTATTGTAATCCTGTATTAGTAGCTAATTGATGCTGGATTTATACCTGCACCGTAACGTGTATTCGTCATAAAATCATAAAGTACATCACCTGGTTGAGTAAGTGAGTTCTTTATCTTAAACGTTAACGATGGCACTCCAGTAAATCCTTTCTCTCTGCTGTATGTTACTTCAACAACAGCAAATACATAATCATTCATCGTATACGTATTGTCCCAGTTAGGTACATGGTCAAATGCGTAACTCATAGACGCAGAATAGCCTGTTGGTGATGTGCTTGACGTTGATCCATCATTATAACATCTGATCTTTACTAACCCATTGATGTTTGTATCCACGTTTCCGTTATCGTCAGTAAGCGATGCTGCTGTAATGCCATCTGACTGAAACGCAACTTTAGATTTACCTAAGTAGATCTCGTCAAATGTAATCGTGCCTGTTGTCGTTTTCTCACAAATAGTAAGGACATAAGTCATCGTTTTTCTATCTGCACTCATCACAGCATCAGTTATGACACCAGCAACAACCGCTGTGCCGTATACGACTGGTATCTTATTGTCTTGGTTTGGTGGTAGGTTGATTTGTATACCATAATCCATTTGCGCTCGTGTAGTCGTAGTCGTATTCTTCTTTGCATCAGAAGCAATACTATCTTGTACTTTGTTTAGTGCGTAGCCAGTTACGACTGTAGACAAAATGTTGCCCGCGGTCTTATTAGATCCGAACCAATCTACTACACCACCAATAGCGCCTGTTACATCATCCCACCAAGACATAGTTAGTTACCCCAATAAAATTGATCAGGCTTTTCTATCTGATACTGTCGTAATCGAGATAGATTTATACCTAATTTAACAAGAGCTTCAGCTCGAGTTTTAAATTTACCAGCTGGTGTAACCAGTAGTAAATCCTTCTTCCATCCCAACCCTAATGGTGGTGCTGGGAACCCTTGTTTGATACTTTGCGTATTCTTATTCCATTTCTTAAATTTTCTAGCGTCACTAGTATTCTGATTTCTAGTAGCACAGTAAATGTTATCTATGTGATAAGGTCCAGTATCACCATACCTGCACATGCATAATTGCTTACCTGACTGAGTTGTTGGATAGTTTTTATCAACTCCATTTGATAACCACCAGTTATACCATTCATCAAATGTAATCAAGAACTCTCTGCCATGGGCTCTTGCACCTTTACGGTGTGTTTCGTATCTTACAAATGCTTCGTAATTTTCTCTCATACTTGTGATCCAAAGTTGATTTTGGAATTAGCCAACGAAGGTACTCGATCCATAGACTTGTCTGTTGGGAAGAATAACTTTTGATCTGCCGGGTTAGTTCTACGACCAGCATTACGCCCAGCAACCATACCAACTTCAGATTTGCAAATGAGGCTGATAGTTGAGGATGCATTTGCACCATCTTGATTGTCTGTTATTGAGTAATTGTTCACGATACCTTTAAACTTACCTGTTGGGTTCCCTGCAATACTTAGCAGTGCCTCGTTCGCTGGAGTATAAAGTCCCCGAATAACTGTAATAGCACTACCTTTAACCGGCAGCGACATAAACTCAGCAAGTGTCTTATTTGGAACACCGTTTAGCGTAATAGTTAGTTCTGAATTGTTTAATCTCAACTCTGAACTTGTATCAGTTATACCCATAAAGTATCCCACACCGTCGTATGTTTCACCGTTAATAATCAATGACGATTTATAATCTGACATGCGTATAACTGCACTGCCAGGTATCTCTAACTTGACAAACATTACGCTTTGTAGATAGCGGTATAACGATAGATCAACCATGTTATGCTACCACCTGTTGAAATACGAATGGGCCATCCCACATCGTTTGGTTACGTGCACCTATCGTCCACTTAGGGAACGATGTGCAAATCACATTAAATGTTTGTCCTGATAACCCAGCAGTATTACCTAACCAGGTTGAATACCCGCTGTTACTAAAAGCTATGGTAGTTGTAGTGAAACGATCCACCACCTCAGCGGCTGCAATTAGAGTGCGTAGTTCAGTCCACGGAATACCATCTGGTAGTTTAACAGTAAAGGTCCATGGCTTACTACCACGAGATACTGCTCGCACAACACCAGAGCGGGTCATAGTTTGTGCTACTATTGGGTGGCGATCTATTGAGACCTGTTCCGCCCTATCTAAAATCCATTGAAATTCTGTTGTCATAATTTTATGCCTTCATACCTTTTGCGCCCTGCTGCGTAAGAGCGTAGATTAGTGATGGGTCACGTGCTAGCATCTGTGCGAATGAGGATGCATCGTTAGCGTTAATGGTGTAGTATACATTAGTAACTCCACCACCCTGTGCAGATACACCACTACCCGGAGTAATGTTAGCTGGGCCAGTAATCAACTCAGGTCCTTTCTCACCAACTATACCAAACTTACCTGCTGGTAATGAACCACCACCAGCAAAGAAGCCACCAAAGAAGTCGCTTATGCCGCTTGTAAACGAACTAATACCATCACCCAAACTAGATAGAACGGATGTAAGTCCACTATCTTGCTGTTGTGATGATCCACCAAATCCTTGTCTACTTGCGTATCCGGAACTGTATTGTGCTGTGCTTTGATTATCAGAAGCAAATAAATCACCAATGCCAGTTATTACACTTGATAATGGACTACCGCTCCCAGCACCGCCTGCACCACTACCAAGGAGTGAACTTGCTGCACTAAATGCACCACCTACTCCACTACCTGGCCAGTTAGTAACAAATACTGGTGTACCGTCTTTAGCACCAGATCCACCGCCAAAGATGCTGCTTACTGCACCCATGATACCTGTGTCTTGTTTTTGTGATGTTGCACTACCTGACGAGCCACCGCCAAACAACGAGCCAATAGCACCCATCAATCCACCAGTGCTGTCTTTCATTCCATTCATCATGTTAGCAAATGTTTGCTGTATTTGTGAACGCAATAATGTTTCAAGCATGTCAGCAGCGAACGATTTCCATTCGAACTTACCAGTCTTAGCAAAGTTTACTAGAACATCTTCCATGCCTTTAAACGATTTGGTAAACAAATCTTCCGCTTGCTTTGCTCCATTAGTTGCTTCATCAACATACTGATTCATTGCCTTGGACCAGCCAGTGCTAAAGTCTCGTGATTGAGCAATTACTTTATTTGTCTTAGCGATGATACCATCATAGGATGCTGAGATCTTATTTCTTATTTCATTTTCTTCTTCTGCATTTGCCTTGCGTCCACGAGCAGCCTCGAATGATTTAAGTGCAGCTTCTTGTTCTGATTTTATCTGATACTGTATGTTACTGATACGCTTTTCGCTATCAGTCATAGTCATTTGTGCTGACTCTTTATCCAAGTCCATTAACTGTTGCTTTGCTTTATCTTGTGCATCTAAGAACGATGATTGTATTGCAAGTAAACCATTACGTTGTAGCTCAGCCTCTGTAATTGCCTTAGCAGATACTTCAATGTCAGTGTATACTTTCTTTTGATCTTCTAATGCAGAAATTGTTTGTCTAATTGCAGCAACTTCTTCGCCAGTAATACCTTTCTTTTTAAGTTTTTCTTTCTGATCAGCTATTTGTTGATCAACTTTAAGTAAGTCATTACCTGCTTTTACTTCTGCGTCAAACTGTGCAAGCGAAACATCTTGCGCCTCTTTAGTAAGTCCAACATTTTTTATCTGAAGTGCAATGCGTTCTTTAGTAGCGGATAAACTATCCTGCATTGCCTTAGTTGTAGCTTTTACCTTTTCTGTTTCTATAGATAACCCAGATACTAACTGAGTTTGTGCCCATGCTTTCTCAGTTGCTGCTTTTGCTGCTGCCTCTGCCGCTGCTTCTTGTATAGTTCCTGATTGTTCTGTAGTTGTATTATTCTCTTTTTGTGCTGCTGTCGCCCGTTCTGTGGCATCAGTTACACCAAGTAAATCTGAAATCCAATTAGAACCGCCACCCCCATTAGCAATACCGTCTTTACCCCATACTGCTTGATAGACTGCTGTCATTGATCCAAGCAGCAATAGGAATGCGTTTAATGGACCAAGCGCCGCTGCCGCACCTGCTGATAATCTTACTAATGATGCACCCAAACCAGTTGCTGCAACTGATGCACCTCCCATAGCTGGAATACTTGCTGCCGCTACTGCATCAATACGAGCAATACTTGCTGCCGCGCCCGTAGCTGCGACTGACGCTGCTTCTTCTGCGACTGCTAATCTCGCTGTTGCTGCCGTCAATGCGTTCTGAGCCGCTATGGTAACTGTTGATTCAGCACCATTGGCTGCTAACGCTGCATTATACCGTATAGTTGCAACTTCAACTGTTGTTATAGCTGAGCCAACACGAGCGTATGCACCTGACAAGAATGTGCCTAATGCACGTGATTGATTAACAATTGCCGCAGTAGCGACATTAGTTGGTACTACTGTTGAACTCATCAACCCAGCAAGCGATCCAACCGCTTTCGCTATCGTACCAAATGCATTGATGGTTGCTGATGTGGCAAATAGCGCCAATGCACCAGCTAATACTTCAGCAGTTTTCTTTGCTGCTGCCATTCTATCTGATAAGTCACCTGTGGGAGTTATTAAGTCTATAACAGGCTGTATGATCTCAACGAATGCTCCTTTTGTGAGCATCATCTGACGATTTAATTCTTCACTTAGATTAGCAGCCTTCTTTTGTGCTTCGCCAAATGGTGTAAATGCACCGTAAGTCTCTTCGATTTTCTTTACATAACTATCCCAGTCAAATCCACGAGCAGTCTTGTCAAATAACTCATTTGCTTTTGCTGCTTGCTCAGCACCTGGACCCATTGCTGCTAATGCTTTTGCAATGTTATAAAACTGTATGTCTAGAGATGCTGCTGCCAGTGTCTGTCCAGATTGACCAATACTCTGAAAAGTGCCGCGTAATGCATCATTACCTGCTGCCGCGTCACCAACTGCAATCTGCAACTTCTCAAGCATTTTAGTCATGCCGTCGATACTGCCGCTTGAGATGGCTGCTACTGTTTGCATCTCCATCAAACGGCCAATAGTAACACCTAATGAAGATGAAACATCGTTTAATTCATTTGCTGATTCTAATAGCGACCTAGAGAACTCAATTATTCCTGCGCCAACTAATACTTGCGTTAAAGTCTCAAACTTACCATTGAGTGACTCAACTGCTTTTTCTGTCTTAGTTAGTCCACCACTAAATCCAGTCGTGAACTTGTTGGCTGCTACTTCTGCTGCTTTTAGTTTACTTGTATAGTCTGTGTCAACTATACCTAATGATACGGAAATGTCGCTTGCCATTATTTCACCACCTTTTTAATTACTGATTGCACTATCTTTTTAATCTCTTTAATAGTAGGTTCAGTCATACCACGTGGTGCTTGATTACTTGAACCCGCATCAAGTCGTGATGCATAGCCGTATGCTGCTTGAATGACGTCTTGACCATCAAGACGTGTGTTACGTCGTGCATTACCACTGTGCTTTGGGGTATTTGCTATGAAGATTGGAAGTGCTTGTTTCATCACTTCATGTTTAACTGACGTTGCGGCAGCTATCTTCTTATGTAATCCTGACAAATCTGTAGTAGTTGCCATAATCTATTGATCCTCTATCTACACTTATTTATTGCTTCTTATTCAGAGCATAAATGGCAGCTAAATCATCAGGCTGCTCTTGTGATGGCAGTGAACCCAAATTGTTCGTCTGATTTTCTCTCTTACGGTTGTAATAACCCAGAGAGTTAGTTAAGTAGTAAAGGTCATTGGTAGTTGCGCGAGCGAGTGCGTCAGATGGTAAGCAGTGATAACGAGTACACAGAGAATCAACCATAAGTACCATCCCCATCTCTTGGGTGCCATCTAGTACCTCACTCGATGTTACTTTCCCAGTAACTCCATCACTTTCGCTAAGATTTTAACACCAAGTGCTGGCTTAGGCATTCTGTTACCGACATAGATTGGTGACCCGTCTTGTTTTAAGACTAGCCCTTGCAATAGGTTGATGGATTCATCTTGATTCTTACCTAGTGATGATGACAACTTAATAAACACGTTAAGTGGTTGGCGGTCCGGTGTGTAAAATACCAGAGACCCGTTATACTCAGCAACTGTTTCTTCGTCGTCGATTTCTACTTTCACCAAAACTGGTTCTACAAATACATCTTCTAAGTTCATGATTTATCTCCTTGTCTGTTAATCATTTCGTTAATGAGTAATAGAAAGAAGTGTAATCGTGATTCGATTTTGTCTGCATCACGTCGTAAGCATCGCATTTCGTTTGTTGCTTTAGCCATCTCTGCTAGTGCTGACTTGAGTATGTCAGAATCTGAAGCTTTGTTGATTGTGTCATCTATCATTCTATAAATCTCTTTAACATAACTATTTATTAGTCATAGAAAGGGGACTACATTTTACTGTAATCCCCGATCAGGTCCTAGGTAGTAGGACCTAAACTATTACGCGATTGTGTAAGAACCGCTGATAGTGAACGTTGCTGGGGTCGTCCAGATTGGAGAATCTGCCGAGCCAGTTAACGCTAAACCAGTAACATAAGCATTGCCAGTCATGGTCTTAGACCCAACTGTTACTGCTACACGTACCATAGTCTTTGCATTTGACAAGCCTACCAAGCCAAGAGCTGGTGCGCTACCTGCTGCTGGAGAACCAATAGTAGTACCAAACATGTCTGCTTCTGCTACAACTAAGTTGCAACCGATGCTGTTGTTTGCTGTCGTTGGTACAGTTAGTTTACCTGAGTTATCAAGTTGGGTCCATGTGAACGAATCGTTCGACGTATTGATAGTTACGTCTTTTAACGCGGTTAGCGTCAATGCGGTACCAACAACAGCAACGTTTGCATCAAGTGCAGTTACCGCTACTGTTGGGTATGAGCCAGATACGCCTGGCTTAATTTGAATGTATGACATTTTAATGTTTCCTTATGTGTGTTAGTTGAATTTGACCAATTTGAATTGAACTTTGGTCGCTATTAAATCGTTTATGTACTCTGTTGTCGACTCTACTGTAGAACTCATCAATCCTGGTAGTACATACGTATCTATAAAACTTTCTATCGTCGTACGGGTCGTGTCGTAGTCTGTAGGTAGTGTTTTAGCATCATTGCTAAAGTAAACATCTACAGTGGTCTCTGTTTGATTAACTGTCATGTCAAACGTAACTACTAACGGCTCTACTAACTTCTGCTCTTTGTCTACGTATACTCGCTTAGGGTTCTTAGTGTACAATTCTACACCAGACACACTAAATGGTAGTTCACTCGATAAAGCAAAACTACCCAAGTCTTGTGCGGTTAAGAACGACATTAAGTCATCGCGAATCATGTTATCTCACTCGCTTTAAATTGAAATAGCCTGGCTCTTTCTCTTTTGTCGTAACGACTCCTGTCCCGTTGAAGTCATACCAGTCACCTGCCGTAATTATTTCTCCAAACAGTTTATCTGCTTGAGTATTATAATGGGCCATCTTACGAAATTCTGAGTTGTCTTCTTTACCAAAGTCTGCGACTTGTGGGAGAATGTACTCTGCCATTGCTGTATAGATGCAAAGTTCATTGAACTCTGTTAATCTATCAATAATGCGATTTCCGTCTAGTGCTGGTATGTCAACTTCGGCTATGGAAGTGGTACTATTTTTCATGTAGTAATTCTTCCACCAGTCGGTGCTACGTAACTTAGATAAAATCCTTGCTGTTGCTCTTTGCAAGTGAGACAAAATAACGTCTTCAGTTAGTCCTTCGTTGGCTTCAAACAACCGCGTATCTCTCGCTTGGAGATCTTCCGCAGTTGCGAAACTTAACAAAACACCGTTACTTTTGATGAAGGCCATTATCTATGATCTCACTTAGACTTTACAAAGTGGCATCTGATGTCAATTTAACACCGTAAGTTGCGTGTAAAATGCCAGCGCCTGCGTTAGCGGTCAACACCAAGTCAGTAGCACGAGCTTTAGCTTGACGTTGTGCTTCCATTGTAACAGTACCACGCATTGTAGTAGCGATAGCGGATGGAGCAAATACAGCACCGATAGAATCTGCATTACCGTCAACAGCAACTAAGCCGCTTTCGTATACAGCAACACCTGACACTTGGCCAATGTAACCAGCTTGCAATACGTTGTTACCAACATTGCTCAATGCTGGGATAGCAGTGCCACCAGCGGAAGCCAATTCTTTCTTAACTGCCAATGCTTGACCTGGGTTCAACACACAGAAGAATGGACCAGTCAATTTTGCTTGACGCAATTTTGCTGCTGCTTTCATGATGTGAGCAACTGTCAATGTACCTGCTGCGCCTGGACCTGCTTCAGCAAAGCCAGTGAACAAATCAAACACTTGGCTGTCCATTGCTTCAGCAATAGCACGGCCTGCTTGGTCACCCAATTGTCCCAACACGTTGTTGGTTGAGTCACGTAACATGTCAGTTACAGTGTGTGCTGATACAATTTCAGCTAACGTAACAGCAACAGACGTTGTGTTCGTATCAGCAGAAGTAGCAGCGGATTCATCAGTAATGACTTGAGCAGCAATGCCAGCCCATACTGGGATCTGAACAGTCTTGCCAGTGCCCATAGGTTGGTCAAATACTGTAGTCAATTGACGAGCAATAGACGTTTCGTAAGCAGCAAACTGAGCTGCGGTAAGCAAATTAACGAATAATTCGCTGTTGATGGTTGTGTTGTTAGCCATGATTAATTCCTATAAAGTTAAATGGTTATTCTCTCAGGGTTAGTAAATGACCCTATGCCAGTTATTTACCCTTTAGCCTTAGCCTTAGCTTCGGCATAAATTTTACGGTGTTGAGGATTGCTCATGTCTAGCTTAGACAAATCAATTGCTCCATTACCTACTGCATTAAACGAGCTTTGAGTATTAGTCGTAGCTGGCGTTGGTGACGCAAAATGTGGGTTAACTGTTAAAAACTCTTTTACTAAGTCCTCAACGGTAAACGCTACCCCTTTGTCGTTGTATCGCACTGTGCCTTTAGCATCTACGATTTCAACTTCACCATCTGCATTAAGTCGAACATTAGGTTGTAACAATGCCCTTACCTGATCTGGGTTAACGCTCTTCAGCTGGGCAGCCGCGCTAACTAGAGGGGTATTGATCTTGTATTCCTTGATGATCTGATCTCGCTTAGAGATTTCACTATCCTTTTTAGCAGCTAATTCTTGCATGATCTTGTCGAACTCTCCACGCTTCAGAGCTTCTGCCTGTTTGGCTTCGTCTGCTTTTACACGTAGTTGACGTAATTCGTTTGGATCTCCTAAATCTTCATAAGGCTTTAACAGTTTCTTTGAGAGTGACTGTTTGAGTCCGCTCATGTGTCTGTCAAATTCTTCTTGTGTGTAGGTTCGAATTGTGCTGCTATTGCCGTCCTGAGTTGAATTAGTAGAAGTCTCAGTTACTTCAGATTCCAATGAATTTGTTGTCATTGTGGCATTTATCCTTATGGTTAAGTATTAGTATTTATACCAATTAGATCGTATTGGATTTTGGCGAAGTTATAATGTGTTTATGACAAAACATGCTGGTAGACATCCATTAGAAAGAGCAAAAGGTATCTTCGCAACCAAACGCTGGTCATCTAAAAAACGAGGGATTGAATGGAATTTTACGTTTGATGAATGGTATAAATGGTGGTTAGATAATGGAGTGGATCGAAATGTTCAGTATGGGTATGTTACTAAAGATACTTTATGCATGTGCAGACATTTTGATAAAGGTCCATACTCACCTGAAAATGTTTACTGTGCTACTGTTAGTAAAAATGTTTCTGATTCATTAGCCTGGAATCCAAGAAGGTCTGAACAAAAAAGTAGAAAAATTTCAATAGCACTTGGTATGCCTGTTACCACCCCTCTAGGTAATTTCAAAACACATAGAGAGGCAGGTAAAGCTCATAACGTGAGCAGCTCAACGATAGAGTATCGTATAAAAACTAAGCCGCTGGAGTATTACCACTCGTAGATTTAGCCATCATTACAGGCATTTCGTCAGGTGGTAACTCTCCTGGCTCTTGAACTGATTCTGGATTTAACAGTTCTGGATCAGTAATAGTTGCCAATTCATCGGTATCAAGTTCAAGCAAATCTAGGATAGATGCTGTAATACCGGCTAATACTCTAGGATCAGTGCTACCACAAGTAGACAATGTCTGCAAGTCTGTAATCTCACGAGACTTGTCATGTATAGCAAAACTGTCTGGGTAATCAACTTCAACATCAAAGGGTTGTGCTTGGTATTCGCAGAATAGTCTCCAGATCATCTCCTCGGCCAATTCTAAGTTATCTGCCATCTCTGCCAGTTTAGAGTTTAACAATGTAAATTCAGTTTCCATCGCTACACCAGATAGTTTAGTAGATACTGTTGCTCTTACTGAACCAATGTTAGCGATACGCTCAATAGCAGCAACACTATGCTCAATGCTTGCGTGGAAGTTAGTGATGTTACCACCAGCAAACTCTAACACGTATGGCTTCAAGTTAGGGTCCATGTTGTCAGGCATCAAGATAATTGATCCTGGACCTATACCTGCTTGTGTGTCAGGTGTCTTAACCAAACTTGGGTGACTATCCATCCGCATTGATTGCTCTATTTCAGACTGGACGTTGTAAATGTAGCGTTGTTGGTCTGCGATGTCGTTGATTGCTGATGTGCCAATGCCACGAATGTGACCGCGTTGGTTGTATGCTATTACCGCAGGTATCTTACCAAGTTGATTCACTTCGTTAAACTGTGCACGAATAACTTTCTCGTGTAAGTCTACTTCAGATGTAGTAATCAAGTCTTTAGTCCATGCTTTAATAACTTGGATGTTGCCGTTGATTTCTTCTACATACTTTAGGAAGTCTAGTTCATAGCGACCAGATGGTGTACGTGTCCAGTTCCAGTCAATAACTGTAAGTGGAGTAATAAGGGAAACATAAGGGCGAACATTTGCCGCAATCTCGTCTGCCTTAGTAACTGCACCAATGTTTGGCTTGCTAACGATAACCCACGCATGTCCAAATACATTAGACCAGATAGCAACCTCTTTCATAAATGAGTCTAAGTCTCTATTATCAAGGTCAGCATCGTCAAGGAAGTCTGCCAACTCTGGTAAGTTCGCGATTGATCCAAAGTCTCGTTCTACTTCATCACGAAATAAGAATGAAATGTAAGTTGAGATTATACCTTTACATTGATTATCAAGTGGTGTTGCTTGCAGACGTGCCTGGTATTCCGCATCAGTCTCAAGTTGATAGCGTGTTAAGTGCTTACCTTTGCGGTATGTTTCACCACCCTCGTAACTCTCAAGTAAGAACCTCCAACGTGCTTCGTATTGCTGATAGATAGAATTGGATGAAATTACTTGTTCAAATTGTGTTAAGTCAGACATTTGTATGTTTCCTGATGGGTATTAGTTATTTATTGCTTACGAAATAGCATGTCCAAATCGCTGTGGTTGTAGTTGTTCTGGAGCGTAATCTCTCTTAATCGAATAATCGTAGTCAATGAAATAGCGAATAGAATCGGCAAAGTGGTCGTTTACCCCATCTTTATCCGGAACTGAACTACCTTCTTTATACGAATACCGCTCCATTGAATTGATTGTCTGCTTACACTTTGGATCAATAAAGTAAGTTACCTGTCCTTTACTATTACATAGTTTAGCATTTACTGCGTTGATACCGTCACGCACTGGATTATGTGCCGCTTTCACTTTCACTTCAAATCCTGCATTACGCAAGATAGTAATGTCTGTCTTACCTGATGCTGATGTTTTACGTTGATTACCCGCTGGGTCAGGATAAGTTATAATTCTTTTGTTCGGATAGCGATTAAGTAACTCATCCACTGCTTCATCTGTATTAGTAGATGTAAGCGCAATCTCATCTACTTGATGTATTACGTTATTTGCTAACTTTACAAAGATTGATACTGCTAAGACTCCTACGTTGAAATCTATGCCGACGTATAAGTCACGCGGCAGAGCACCGTCGAATGGTCTTATGTTTTGATCACGACTGAATGCATAGTAGCAGGCATTAGAGTAAGTCTCAAAGGACGCACAGTATTCTTGCTTGAATGTTCTATCGTCCAAGTCTTCTCGTGCTTGATCTATTTCTTCCTGTGTAACGTTACCACCCTCAATGGTAGTAAAGGTAAACGATTCCCAGTTCTTATCCTGCTTACCTCTATTGTATAGTTCATGTGCAAAGGAACCTACCCCGTTTGGTGTGCCAATAAAGAGTGCGCTGCCTTGTCTATCAGATAATGCTGGACGAATAACTTCTGTCCACGCTTCTTTGTCTAACATTTGGAACTCATCAAGTATCGCAGCATCAAGACCAACACCGCGTAATGAGTCAAAGTTGTCTGCTCCTACGAGAGTGATAACTGATCCGTTCTTCAGTTCAAGAGTAAGTTCAGTCTCATTGATTTTACTTACCCAGTTTACTGCTACCATCTTCTTACGTAACGATTTCCATAGCACCTTTTTTGCTTGCTTGTATGTTGGGTAAATTACGTAAACGTTTTTGTCTGGGTAACGTGCAACTTTAGCGATCTCAGTCATTGCCAGGAATGTCTTACCAAAACGTCTGCCACAGACGGCAACACGAAATCGCTTCTTAGAGTTACAAATCTTTTGCTGTGGTATGCTAAGTGGCATTACTTAGGTTCATCCTCATCGTCATCGCTTGGGACGATTGGTTCATCAGCATTCCAAGGTAGCACTAGGTTAGTCTCAGTATTGATTGTGTCCACGGGCTTACCAATTATTCGATCTGCAACTGCTACTAAACATGCTGGATCACCAGTCTCAATGGCACGGTCAATAACTGCCAGCATTGCTTTGTTGATCTTCGCAATCCACTCTGCTTGATAATTGCTTACGACTATTTCAAACGCCTTCTTCATTGTGCGTCTGTTAGCACGTTCTTTTAAGTGTTCTGCTTTCTGCTCAGGTGTTAACTTGTGGAGGTACTCAGCGTATGGAGATTTACCTGGGAGCCAGCGTGGTGCGTTAACTGCTACTGCCATAATCCTTATTCTCCATAACTTTTTAGTATTTCCCGCACATCATCTGCTGTGAGTGATAATGGGTTAATAGGGATTAGATGCTGTATTGCATCTTGTTCGTATGTATCGTTTGGGGGTAAATTGAACACTGCTTCTAGGTGTTCTTGATCAACTTCAGTCATTTTGTTTTCTCCATAAATTAGAGTCCTTGCTTATTGCGGTCGCAAGTGGACGTTACCAATCACCAAAATGGTAATCGTAAAGTATTTATGTCGGTCGTGAAGCCAAAAGAAAACACTCGTAAACCAGTGGGATTTACGAGTGCTCCGGAGTTAAGTAGTTCAAATGGCTGTAATCCCTACTCAGTTCGAAGCCCGGGCTGGTTACCGGGCTTGCCGAACTTATACTTAGGACATTCTATGAAATTAGCATTGCAGTACGGAATCCCATGTCACCGGTTAAACTTACTGCTCAGCTAACTTTATTTATTATTCTTCTAATCCCTCTGTGACAAATTCATCCACATCATCATCTTTTCAAACTCGTATAACTGTTGCGGGTTCATCTCGAAAAATCGTTTCATGTGTCTAAATCGTTCCAGATCTTCTGCCATCTGTTTTACTTTATTCTTTGGTAGAGTTACGTCGTAGTATTCGATTTGATACGTTTGGACTGCTGATTCGTAATCGATGTATTCGTTATCGTTTAAGTTCCATTGCGGTGCGATGTAACTTGCTTGAAATCGTTTTTCTTGAACTTGTTTGGATGGAGCGTATGCTACTATGCCATAGCGGTTCCAAATCTCTTCTGCTATTGGATTGGTTTTACTCATTGTTTTGTTCTTGCTTGCGCAAAATTTCAAGTAGTGCTTGTGATTTATCTTTAAGACAATCAATGTGCTCAATCTCGCGTATTAACCAAGTTGCAATCTCATCTGTTAGCGGTGCGTCCTCTTTAGTTAAAAAGGCCAGAACGCGATTCCGTAACTGTAGTTCTTGGTATGCGTTAGTGCGTTTACTCATCTGTTTCACCTCTTTGCGAAGGTCCATGCTTGACTCGTCCATCGTAGTTGATTTCATAATCCAAAAACTCTAAATTCAACTTTAACTTATTCATACGTGGTTTTTTGCTATTAGCGATTGTCATTGCTGCTACTGATTTATTCCAATACTTCTCTGATGCTGCTTTTCGTTGTGCATCCAGTATAACAGTTGTTACCGCGTATTCGCGAGTATTGTGGCTAATTGCTAATAGCTTTTGGAGGTATAATTCGTTATCCATTCTTTGGTTTCTTTAACTTTATTGGTGTAGCACGAGCAATAGTCCACCCCTTGAAATTTGCTGGCAAATAAACGTCGATCTTGGGCAAAAACAAGTAGAAACGCTCATAGTTTCGCCATCTTTTATAGTAAATCAGCTTGGTTTCCATACGTTATTTTTGTGGTAGTAGTCTTTACGGCTAAAGTATTTAAGTCGTTAAATGAATGCTGTTTAGAAAAAGTGTGCTGAAAAGTGTGTATCGTGCTGTGTTTTAAGCTGTTTTTCAACTGTCGTAGATTTTGTATTTTAAAAACTTTTTAAAAAATTAAATTTTTTCGTAAACACGAATCTACGACAAGTTTGTGAAACTGCTGCACACCTGCACACTTCAGTGTTTTCTGGCATTCTACACGCCTAGAATGCCAGAAAAAGTGTGTTTGGGCCCTGCACACTTGCTGCACACTTTTGCTTCTCTGCACACTTTTACACGATTTTGTAACCAAACTCAGTTACTAGTGGCTCATCATCTTGCACAAGTACATTACGAGTCTTGTCACCACCAACCATAATAGTATCAACATAATCACTTACATTACACTTATAGCCTCTAACATCAACCCCATCTTTATACCAAACTGTAGTTTGTGTTGAACGAGACATACCATCTGCTTTAACCCGTTGTCGATGTTTTGTTATAAAACCTTCTGATTCAAAACGTGGTGCCATTTCCGCAACTAAGTTAGCTGGAGTTTTGACAAATTGTGATGAGCTTGAATTACCAGAAGATGAAGCTAACACCTTGTAAATCTCATAAACCTCAAGCGCACTTATCTTATCAACTTTACGATCTAAAATGTATTGTACAGTAGCAGTGATTGGATTTGGTTTGTTGTTCAGCATCTCAACCCAATCCGTATCACGCAATGGTTCAAGTGAGAATTGTGCTCCTGCTTTCGGTTTGTGCTTATGGTGTAAGTAATCCAAAAACTGCTGGATAGATTCTTTATTACCCCATAAGTGTTCTGTGCGGCGTAAAAACGTATCACCCTTATCAAACTCTGTTGGATACTTAGATAAGTCTGTACCAAAGTCGTTAACAAGGGTATCTTCAACCACATTTGGTGTTATTGAGTTGAATACTTTATACACCACTTCAGCAAAAGTATCACCGCGGTTAAGATTGATTGGGCTAACACGCATCATCTGATTACCATCCTCAACTGGTAGTGGGAATGTAACTTGATTACTACCCATTGCCATTGCGATGCAGTTATCGATTGAATACTCTAACCCATACTTTTCTTTAACATAGTCATTAGTGCTGCCAGTTAAACTTTTGATTTTAGTCCAATCTTCTTTTGACGGAATCTCATCAATGTAAATGAATACTTTGCCTAACTTAAATCCGTTAAAGTTACTGTCAACTGTATCCCATACTGCGGTAAAGCATTGATTTTTACCAAGTATAGTTGGGATGGTAAGATCAAAAAGTACGTTCTTACCTTTTTTACCCTTGCCAAACATAATTGGCATGCTTAAAAAGTTATTACCAATGTCTGCATGAACTACTGCATAGATCCATCTCTCTAACCAATCAGTAACTACTGGACGGGATGACTTAAACTTACCATCTTTCCCAATGATTGCACACCCACCACTTAGCGCAATCATTAATGCTGCCATAACAGGAGGGCAAGGTGGTTGCTCGTCAAATTCATTTGGGTGCATTGAGTCAGATAAGTCAATAATGTTGTAAGTATTTGGATCTGGTGTGTCTAATGTGTTAACCATCCCTGTATACTGCCTCTTTGGGAATACTTTATTGATGAATGAGTTAGTCTCTGGATCTTTAATAACGATCTCATCACCCCTCACCATCTTCTTAAAGTATCGCAAGCAAGTTTTAGACTCAAATTCCATCCAGTTACTTGGGAGTGATCCAACTGGATACTTTTCAAGTTTAACACTTATAACCGGAGAGTTAGACTTTTTGCGAATGCTTGTATGCACTACTTTTCTAAAGTAACAAGGTTGTGAGCCTTGTAAAAAGCACATCTGTGTGTCGTCATAAATCTTTAGTGCTTGTACAAACTGTTGCCATTTAAAGTCATCAGTCTCTATCTCTTTATCTTCTTGCTTTGCAAGTGATTCTTCTTGCTTAACTAACAAGCGGCCTTCTTTGAGTTGTAATTCTAAATCTTTAATTGTAGCTAACTGACCACTAATAACTGCCATCTGATCATCACATCGCTGCTTTTTATCTGGTACTACCTCGATTGATAACTTCTCTAATGCTGCCAACTTCTTACGCTCTTGTGAAAGCATAATCTTAGCAGTCGCAATTGTCACCTCTAAATCTTTAATCTCTTCGTCATTCATACTACATCCTTTGTTTTGTATTTGTTTAAAATCATTTTCGCTATCTCTGATGCTGTTGCAGTTCGTGATACAGGTTTAACTTTACCCACCGCAGTGCCACCATACTGCATAATAAACTCATCTCTGCGTTCATTTGTAATGCGAGTAAATGCAGTTTCCCAAGCATTCACTTGGTTTGTTGGGTCTTGCATACACGAATCTAGTGCACAGCAAATGGCACAAATTTGTTGAAACTCAACAAATGAAGCATCAACTGATTTACAGATTTGGGCAAGTATAAGTGCGTCGCCGCCCCCACGCCTAATACCACGACATGATAGTAAGTGTTGCATTACCTTCTCTTTACGGCGTTGTAAAAAGTCACCCGACATTGTATCAATAGTAATACCTGGTGACTGTAGTTGGGCACGTGGTACTGGTTGTACAACTGAGTTAAAAGAGTCAACCTCAATAAACTTACCCCTATTCCACCTGCTGTATGCAAGTGTTTCATCTGGACCAGAGTGAAAGTAAATTGCTTGTGACACACTATAGCTAGCACGGTCAGCACCAGGAAACATTGCTTCAATAGCTGCTTTCTTTTCTGTAAACTCTAGCCGGGTCATCATCCTATCAAACGGAAACACCATCCTAAACTTGTCCTCTTTCTTAGAGTGAGAGAAGGTAGTGTAAATGACATACTCATACTCTTTATACAGTTCCTCTGCCTCAACGATTGTTTTGTTGTGATCAAAGTCAATAACTAACCCGTGTAAGCCAATCGCATTCTCTTTACAACGGCGTATAGTGCCTGGGTAAGGTATCCATACGGATAAGTCTTTAATGCGGGTGCGTGGATCGATTTTATTACGACCACCTGGCTCTGCGATTAGTACATCTTTGAACTGCCAAAGGTTAAAGAGACTGTTCTTCTCTTTTCCATCTGACTTAAAAAAAGTCAGCAAAGTAGTTGCTAACTCTCCCCAAGTCAAATCAAGTTGATGTTCTGGTAATGCTGGTGCGTGTACACTTTCAAAAATAGTAACATGCATTATACTTTCCTCCCATCAACCCAAATCTCTCCGTTAGAGTCAGAGTAACTGTTGTTACCTATTTGGAATAGTCTGTCAAAAGTATTTGTTGCCGGCGGATCTTTCTTGATGCGTTCAATAGCATCATACGCAGTTTCAAAGTTTTCAACTTCGTTAAATGCTGGTTCAACCCATCCCCAGTCTAACTTGCGAGTCCCCTGTGGTACATTCTCAATCACATTCCAAACTAACAAGTTTACATTGCTTTTTGTTGGGTTCTCTCCAGCAGCAACTAACTGTCCAAGTAACCAGTCTGGAAATACAAAGTCTGAACCTTTTGGTGGTGTCCATTCTACACGTTCAAATGTGCGATGTTTGCGGTAAACTTCATAATCGAAATACCACCAATCTCTAGACTCTTCAGTTGGTGTCATTCCAGGTTTTACTTGGATAGCGCAGTGCTTCGGCGTCATGTTTGGCAGACGCGATGGTTTCTTTTTATACATAGTAAGTGCCCTCCTTCAAAGGCATAATGACCCCCTGCTCTTATACGATCTTTGGCAAAGAGTTATGGCTGGTAGTTGCTACCAGTAGTGCGAAGTGCAAGGGGTCTAAATTGGGTTGTATGTATAACTTACTGACTACCCATAACTCAAATTATCCAACTGCGGTTTGCCGTCCACAGTGCGAAGGTTTTTACACCGTCAATGTATTTAGTATACTACCTATCGTTCAATTCTGCAAACTTTATGGTTAAATCAGTTATCATCCCTTCCTTTTGTACTATGTGATACCGCAGTTGTGACAGCATTGATTCTTCAGTGCGTTTGATAGTCTCAAGCCTATGCTTTACTAACTGTAAGCAAATGCAATCAAATGTGTTTGGTCCAAAGTCATTCATCAATTCAACTAACTCGTTAACGCTTGCTGCCATAATGTATGATAACACCAAGAGTTCGTCTTTTGCAATGTATTCTGATTCGGTGCTGATTAGATCCATAGTATGTAAATCCCTTATAATAAAGTATTTAGCAAGTGTAGCGTAAGTGTGGCAATTTCGCAATCATTTTGAGCTTTTTTGCCACAGAGCACGGGTGCTCTTATGCGTTTGCCATTTCTTCGTAGCGATCAAGCACCACACGCATACGCTCACAACGATCTTTAACAGACCTACGGGTCAGTTTCCAGCAGTCATTGATCTCTTTTGCTGCCATTACTGCGTATAAGCGAGAATCTTCGTCGTTGACTAAAGTTTGGAGTCTGCCAAGCACACAGTAATCATCAAACTCACCATCGTCACCAATCCAAAAATTCAAACCCTCGTCAATTCCGCTGATTATTGACATTACGGAGTCAGTGGCATACGCATAGTTACAATAGCAAACTAAATCGCTATACTCACTAACTTCAATTTCATTAAACTTATCCCAATCTTCTTCTGACATAATCTTCTCATTGCCATAGTCAATTTCACTTTCTGGTAATTTAATAACTTTATCGTTATGATCACACAATACAGTAATGTCAAAATCTTCTGCTATTTGAGGCAGGTTAAGAATCAAGTCTTTCATGGCTAACTCACGCCAATAATCTCCCATCCCGAGGGAATCAAAATACAACTCAAATACTTCTGCTGCTTCCCCAAACTCACGGAAGAAGTCGTTAGTAAGTTTAACCCCACGGAACTCTTCGTAGTGAGACCCATACATTGATGGATCTTCTGAATACTCCAACTCGTTAAACGGTTTTGATGATACCTTCTCTGCCATTTTCTTTATGGCGTGCGCGATAACTGCTTTATGTGTATCACCAATCATCTCTACCGCTTCTGAATACTTTTCAGATGCGTTGGGGGAGATCTCATTTACGGCTGCGTACAGATTTGTAAGCCGTTTAGTCATGTATTTGGTTTCGTTGAACTTGGCCATTTTACGTTTACTCCTTAACCTAATACAATAGCGCCGCATCTCCAACCTGCCTTAGCAATAACCAAGTCAAGTAAGCCGTGCATAACACGATGTGGTTGTGGGACTTTAGCGTTTCGCATCGCCTCTTCGGCATCCCACATAAATGCAGCAGCACCACTAACAAAATCTACACCATACTTGTCTGATGTAAGTTTTTCAGTGTCCTCACGCAACTCAAGCAGCAAGTTATAGTTTGAAGCAGATAACTTACCCAACTTTTCATCAATCATGTTTGCTGCTGAAGTCATGTTTGGTGTTTGAATGTAACCTTGGCTACAATCAAACTGAATCAACACTTGCGAGGTTGCAAAAAGCGACCGCAAAAACTCCACCGTATTGATACGCTGTGATTTCCCAGCATTTTTTGCTGCCTTAGCGC